TTGGTAGCGATCATATCTATGTACCAGCGCCGAACACCAAAATAGAGCATACGAATGTTGCGTCTGCAGATTCCGGACGTACTGAAGATGGAATAATGCACATTAACTGGGTAAGGCGGGATGTACGCAAAGTTTATTTGGTATATAACGCAATCTCCGGTGATGAAAAAGACCGCATGATGTCTCTTATGCAAGGTAAAGAGTTCACGTTCACGTATTGGGATAACGGCGCTAAATCGTTTCAAGGATATGTCGGTGAGAGTTCCTATGAAGCGTATTCAAACGTGATGCATACGGATGAAGGCGGCGTATATACCAACTTTTCTATCAATGTAATTGAGTTATAGGAGATAGAGCATGTACCCTGTATCAAATGACTATAAAACTGCGATAGCGGCACGTTCGGTAACATCGAATTGGTACGGTACGATTGATGTAGGGCTGACTGACCCGCTGACGTTTGACAAAACAAATCTCGATCAGAATAAGTCTAGGTTCGTAGCAGAATACACCACAGGTGATACGCTGTCTATCGGTACTGCGTTCTCTTCACAGCTTACATTGGTACTGCGAGGTGGTGAGGACGTATATAACCGGTATCAGTTCTATAACGGCGTGATAGAGCTTTTCTTTGCGTTAGATATCCCTGGGGAAGATGATCCGGAAGTTGTTCCTTGTGGAACATTTACGATCACCGATGCGAAGTTCACCTATAATACGGTGACGCTGACGGCCTATGATAATATGCAGAAATTTGAGAAGGCATTGACGGAAGTACCGAACGATGGTACGGCCTACTCGATGATATCCGCTGCGTGTACCGTGTGCGGCGTTACGCTTGGCTCTACACAAGCCGATATTGAAGCGTTGACAAATGGAACGCATCTCTTTAAGACTTCGGTGCTGACAACGCAGAATACATACCGTGATATGATCGGTTATTTGTGCGCTTGCTTGGCTTGTAACGCGATTATTGGCCGTGATGGGTGTTTATACCTTAAAGGCTATTCTACCACGTCTGTACGGACGATAGGCGACAGTAACCGGTATAGTTCATCCTATATTGATTATCTTGGCCGGTATACCAGAATTGCTCTTACGAATAAGGACGGTACGGAAGAAGTTTATACTGCGTCCGGAACTTATGATGGTCAACCGCTTACAATGTCTATCGGAAGCAATCCTATATTAAATGAAGAAGAAGTGGCAACAAGGGCAGCACTAGCGGCAAATGTAATAGATGCGTTAGCGGTCGTGAAGTATGCTCCCTGTAGCGTGACAATGCCTGCAGATGCGGCGTTGGATATTGGCGATAGTATCAGTATGGAAAGTGATGTTAATCATCATTGGACGGGTACGATCATGGCGATCATCACAAAGATTGACGTTGTGCTATACAGTAAAATGTATATCACTTCTGCCGGTGGTAATTATGAACTGGCTGAAAAGAAGGCCGCTACGTCCATTGAGAAGGCCGTACAGAACACAGCAGTACAGACCACACAATTACAGAACCAGGTAGCCGTTATTAACTCGGAAATTCAACGCATTTCCGGTTCTGTAATGGCGAACTATATTCTACCGTTTGGTATTCGACTTGACGAGATCACCGATATTGACGCTGGTGGTACGCTGGTCAACGTATTGCAGTTCCATTTTGAGAGTGATAGTGAAGGGAATACTGCTACGTTCTACGCAGAACTTGGTTTTAACGTCCATACGAATGAAAAGAACAATAATTTTCAAGATGGTGTGCTGACGATCAAGTATTTGTATGATGATGAGGTGGTCGATACGGCGGTCTACTATTTAAGAGACGGATGGAAACTCATAATGATAAATGCTATTCTCGGTGATATTTCAATCGGACAGCATAACTTCTGGGTTCAGATGCAAGTACAGGGCGCTACGCTCTATTAGGAGGGATCATGGTAAAGGGATATTCTGGTGCTGATAGAGCGTTGGCTTATCTGTTTAGCCACGCAACGGAAGTAGCGGCGGCGCAGATTGTATCGAGTGGCACGCCAGTAGCGACAATCACGATTGACGGTACGGCGCTGACATTGTACGTGCCGTCTTTTAGTGCGTCCTACACACAGGTTTATGAAGGCGGCACAAAGATAGGCACGATCACCATAAACGGTACGGCAGTGGATGTGTATGCTCCGTCTCCAAAGGAAATAACAGTATCAAATGGTATAGTATCGCTAACGTGAGGTGAGATATGGTAGTACATTCGGCTTATATGCTTATAAATAAGGCAATCCCATCATCCGGAGGGCCTTATACGGTGCGTTTTTACGATGATAACGGCACTTTGATACAGACAGATACAAATGTACCACAGTACGGTACTGCACACTGTACGTTGCTTGACGGCACGATTGTAGATGGTCTGTACTTCAAAGGCTGGAATCCGTCACCGTCTGTAGTAACACGTAACTTGGATTGTTACCCCGTCCGTGGTGACTATATCATCCGGCATGAAGAGACACATGATAGTTGGGAGACTATCTGCGTGGATCGTGGTGCTCATTATCCACTTGGTACTTACAAGTCGCTTGTTGTTACTATACCGCCATATACTATGGACTTCGATTTCAAGGTATGGGATGGTAGCAGTTGGGTAGAAAAAACCTCACTTTCTGAAAATATTGGCGCAATAAGTCTTGTGGTAGATATGATAAAGGTTGCGGAGGGTGAGGACAACTCTGTATCTACTTGGATAACTTCAAACGTAGTGAATGTTGGCACTACAATATTGAATAATGACTTGTGGGTAGCCGGTCTTGGTTTAAGAGATCAGGGCGCTAATCAGTATACATCAGATTGGGGAGATTCGGCTATCAGGAAGTATCTAAATTCGCATTTTGTAGGAAATCTGCCGACAGCATTACGTGAGACGATCGTACAGGTGACTAAATCGTATATGGGATATACGCCTGTTCCGTGTACCACATCCGTATATCCGTCATTGGTCAACAAGGAATCGTTGGATAAGGTATGGATGTTGTCGAAGAAAGAATTGTATACAAAGGTGCAGAATTACACCAACATAACATATTGGAGTGGGTTTGAAGATAGCGGAATTGATTATTCATTTGCTTTTGACCCGATAACGATAACGTCTCAAACAAATTCTGTGTCTTTACGATCTTCTGGTAACTACGGCAACCGTGTCAATGATTATGTTATCAATATATATCGTGATAGCACTGGTGGTAGTTCTGACTTGGGTAGCACTAACGGTTCAGGACGTATATTTTTCGGGTTCTGCTTGTAAGCCACACCCACGGGATTACCCACGGAATTTTTGATAGTCAATAATTACAGTATGTTTGGCGATTTATCCCGCAGGTTCGAATCCTGTCAGACGCACTTTTGGGGGAATGCTTATTTTACGGGCAATCCCCCTTGTTTATTGCGTTTGAATGCTGTTTGAAACGTCTGAAATATATCGAACGCATATTTGGAATATTGACTTATTATCGAACATTTACCCACGCGTGGGTAAATTATTCTCCAAAGATGGCAAGGACAATAGATATCTGTTCTGCCATTTCTTCTTTTACATCGTCCATGTTCATAGCGTGTTTATAAACTGTGTTAAGAACGTATGGTGTTTTCCATCCACCCATTTCTTGTATCTGCTTATCTGTATACCCTTTTTCGTGCATATAAGAAGCGAAGAAGTGTCTTAAAGCGTGAAGTTTGAACTGCGGTACGCCGGCTTTTTTCTGCGCTCGGATCAATACTGTGTATAAGGTGGTAGGACTGCCGTTATAAATATATCCCTGCTTGTGTATTCTATCTGCTATGTTTTTCGGCAGAACGATAGTGCGCGTGCTATCTGTGGTCTTGGTTTTCTTGACTATCCACTTTTTCGTATCATCCTGGACTAACGCTTTATTTATCGTAAGTACGTTTCCCTCAAGATCATCAATGGTAAGGGCGCATAACTCTGACCGGCGCAATCCCAGACACAACAAAAAGAATGGTATTTCATACGGTGTACCTTTGAACTGCGCTTGTATGGCCTTTATATCGTTCTCGGTCGGGATGTACGGTTCTGTTTTCTCTCTCTGTGGTAACTGTGGTATCTTTAGTTCTATTTCTACGGACTTCAATACGGCGCTGACAAAAGCATAGTAGTTCCGTACTGTCTTTGGTGCAAGATCAGCACTCCATCTGTTTACCAATGCCTGCAGGTCAAGTGACGTAATATCGTTTATATGCTTGGAAGAGAATGTCACCGGAATACGCTCTTTAGTGCGCTTATACTCTCGGACGGTAGACGGTGACAGTATGTTATCCTTGGATTCTATAAAAGCATTACACGCATCATTGAACGTCATATTTACTTTAGGCGGCTTGCGGTTCATAACTTTCCCTATTAACTTAACCGCTTCTGCGTTAGTCGGCCTGTGGTCTAATGAAACTGTAATACGGTAGCGCTTGCCTTTTTCCATCTGCGTGATACGATAACTGCCGGATGGTAATTTTTCGATTGTCATTATCCCACCTTCCTATGTGCTTCTTCTTCAATCTGCTGCACATTGTCCTTGGAAAAATCATCATTCTGTATGTGGTAGAGTGCGTGTTCTAATGCCTTGCACTGTTCTTCCATCGTGAGTTTGGCGTTTATATAGATGGTATAGCCTCCTATGCAGGGCGTAACCGCTTCATCAATACCGCAAGGCAGGTCTACTATATAAACGTAGGTATCAAAATTCGTGTACTCGTTCCTCGTTTCCGTTATCATTGTCGTTGTCATTGTTGTTACCTCGTTTCAGGATGTTCAAAATATCATAGGTTCTGCGAAGAGTAGACGGATCACAACCGCGTGCTGCACTAAACAACACGCGCATATCTTTGTTTTCAAATAGTTCCTGGGCGATTTCTGCTGATTCATCATCGAAGTAGTAAGATTTACCACTGTTAGATAATTTTTCGCTGTCCTTACCTGTCAAGAGAAATTCTACAGACACGTTGAAGTAGTCTGCGATACGTTGAAGACGATCTGCTTTAGGCGTGCTGGTTTTCATTTTAGCGATAGACCCGTGGCTCATACCGGTGGCACGCTCTAGCTGCGATATGGTTATGTTGTCTCTCTCGCATAGCATACATACAATATCTAGTGTAGTCATAATTTCATTTCCCCTTTTCAGATAAAATTTTCTCAAGCCTATTGACAAAGAGAAAAGTTTCGACTATGATTAACACAACGCAAGCGAAAACATTCTCTAACGAATAAGCAAGAGAAAAAACTTCAGTATTTTGTTTCTCGACAAGTACATTATACGAAAAGTTTCTACTCTCTGCAACCGCTACATATAGTTTTCGTTTGCGGTATTCCAACAATTAACATAACTAAAGGAAGGAGGGAAAAGGTGATTTACGATTATATTTCTTCCTATTGTGAACGGAAGAAGATCACTGTCACAGAATTGGAACGTAAAGCCGGACTTGGTAAAGGTTCAATTCAAAAATGGGAAGGCGGTAATATACAACCTTCCTTGCCTAAACTCAAGATGCTGGCAGACACAATGGGAGTACCATTAACGACACTTGTAAAAGAGTGGGAAAAATAAAAAGCGCTTTGCGTAGTTTGGAAGGCTAGGGCAAAACGCTGTAAGGATTTTGGTATTCCTTTTGTCGCAATTATAACAAAGAAGGAAGGTAAATGTCAATGTACTATGGAACAATCGCGTTCTACCACCACCAGAAGAAGTACGGCTTTATCGAGTATGAAGATGGTGGAGAGAAGAAAAGAATTTTCGTGCATATCAATAACACGAACCGGAAGAATGCATTAATCGAAGGGTCAAGAGTACGATTTATGATCGGAATGAACCGCGGCAAGCCGGAAGCGGAGAGAGTAGAGGTGTTAGATGCCAAAACTACGGGAAACTTTTGAGCAGAAGGAAAGAAGACGTTTTAACGGCTGGGTATTCGCCAATATGAAGATGCAGGACTTGGCGCAGAAGGACTTGGCAGATTGCCTGGACTTACCGCAACCGTCAATTTCCACAAGGCTGAATGGCAAGAAGGAATGGAGTTTAACAGAAATGTCAAAACTGTGTGAGTTATTCAATGAGCAGTACACTATGGGTGGCCTGAAATGAATGGGCTGATAAGTGCAGCAATCGCGGTGCTACTGACTACAGTAAGCATTTTCGGACAGGATATGGAAATGCAAGAAGTCAAAATATCGTGCTACTTGCCGACAGGCTGTAAAACGTATTCCGGTCAAGTGCCGTATGTTGGTGGATGTGCCGTGAATAAAGAACACCTAGGACAGACTGCAATGCTATTCGATGCTGAATATCGTTTCATAGGTTTCTGGGAAGTGAACGATATCGGAGGTAATAGACTACTGAAACAAGGTAAAGCGATAGACATTTTTCAAGAGACTATGGAAGATGCTAAAGCGTTTATCAGAGAAAACGGGGATCACGGTTTTGTGATTTGGCTGGATGCTGACGGATGAAAGGGGTAGGTATGAAAGATTGGAAGATAGCAATAGAGATCGATTTCAGGAAAGTGTTAGCAATAGCAGGAATGGCATTAAGCGTATGGTTGGCTAGTATCTGCGGAGAAGGTGAAACATTGCTTATAATCATTCCGGCTGGGCTGGCGTGTATGTTTGGGAAGGAGAATGAAAATGGAGAAAGTCGAATGGAAGTTTAAAGACTTTTTTAAAGCGGATGCTCAAAAAGTATATGAAGAAATAGGAGAAAATAAGATCACTCCGGAGCAGGTATTGGAAAAAGCCAAAGACGAGAACACGGAACTTCATAAGTGTTTTGATTGGAATGATACATCAGCGGCGAACAAGTACCGTCTGCATCAAGCAAGGCAGATTATTCAATCGTTTGTAATTGTCCGTGAAAAAGAAGAACAACCGAAGATCAGAGCTTTTCAGATAACAACGGAAACGGCAGTATATCAACCTACGAGAATTGTCTTGCAACAGCCTGACGAGTACAAAGCGTTGCTGGAACGCGCAAAAGAAGAACTAAAAGCGTTTAGGCTGAAATACAAACACTTACAGGAATTATCTGAAATATTTGCAGAGATTGATGCACTTTGAAAACTGAATGCTTGTCTGCTTTGCTGGGGAATATTCCCTAACAAGTATAAGTGTAAGTATCATAGACAGAATACCACAGAATAAAAAAATGCACGATATTACAGAATAGCATAGCATAGAATATTCTCCAATAAAGTAGACAAGCACATAATATTATCCCCGTTTGTATGGGCGTGATGCTCATATAAGTACACAAAATTATACCGTAGTACAGGATAAGGAATAACACAACAGTTCACAACACTTTAACTTATTATAACACACGCTCATACAAATGGAGATAGCAAGCACCTATTTTGATGGGAGATGTTCCCCTTAAATACAAACAAGCATTGTAAATTACAAATTAGAATAGAACAAAATAGAACATTTCCCATCAAAGTAGGTGCTGATATAAGTGCGTAGCGTAAGTGGCGTATAGCCATAACACAATATAAGACAATAACTTTTACTAAAACAAAGATAAGAACAGAATAGAACATTATACGCTACTTGCAGTGCGCACTAGAAACTAAAAAAATATATTACAAAATGAAAGGAAGTAAAAAAAATGGGGAAAAAAGTAGAAGCAATCACAATTCAGCCAATCGTTAAGACAACGATCATCGTAACTATTGCCGGAGATAGCGATCTTATCTGCAATCAGATGAACGCTGTTACAAAAAGAAAACTTACTATTGAGCGTGAAAACAAAGCAAAAGGAAATGTAGAAGTAAATGAGTGGGAAGAAGTAATCACTTCCGTTCATTGGCTTAATGGTACGCCGACAAATTTCAGTGAAGAGGGATTGAAAGATGCTCTGAAAAACAATAAACCTTGCGTTACGGCTTTTGGTTTCAAAAAATCACTTGGTGATACCGTTGTAAGAAATGAGATTGATAAATACAAGACAAAATTTGATGCGTCAGTAAATATCATTGGTGAAGGTGACAACCTTATACCGTTTACATTTGCCGAGTATCACTTGGATAAGAAACTTATGAGTCCGAAGAAGGGTGCTCCGGTTCTTGTAAAGTTGAATCGTTTTAGTGGATGGAAGGCAGATGTAAAAGTACAGTTTATTGAAGGCGGGGTTTATTCCACGGAACAGATTGTAAATATTATCAATATGGCAGGTTTCGGAATGGGGATCGGTAGCGGTAGATCATCAGGTTATGGCCGTTATCACGTAGAGAGTGTAAGGGCTATCTAATAAAGCAACTATATAACAATATGTGGTACGTTCTGTAAGGTGTAATGCCTATAAATATAAGTTAGCAAAGTAAGTAAAAACACATTTTAAAATTGGATAGCACAGGAAATGATATTATATGACATTACATCTTATAGAACGTACCACCATTATAAAGGAGAAAAACAATGGCTAATCTGTATGAGATCACAAATGACCTGGTTGAGTTCCAGGAAATGTGCAGTGATGCGGAAGCAGAAATGAATGACGAAGCGATCAGAGATACGCTTGAGGGCTTGGAAGGCGAGTATGACGATAAGATCGAGTGCTGGTTGCGCGTTATCAAGAACTTGTCCGGAGAGTTGACGGCAGTAAAGGAAGAAGCAGACCGTATGACGTTGCGTTGCCGTACCATCAAAAACAATATCGACCGGATGAAGAACGCACTGCTTACGTCAATGGAAATGACCGGACGTAAGAGCGCTGGCAATACGCTGAAAGCAAGCGTTGTGAAGAACGGTGGTGTACTTCCTATTATCGTGGATGATGTAGAACTTCCGGAAGAGTATCAAAAGGTAGAAGTAAAGCCGAACAATGAAGCAATCCGTGATGCGCTGGATCACGGTAAAGAGTTATCGTTCGCGCGGTATGGTGAGCGCGGCGTACACCTGAATATCAAATAAGAAGGGAGCAGAACATGGAAATTATCAGAGGTAAAGTCAACAGCGCCAAAAAGGTTGTCGTGTATGGCGCAGAAGGTATCGGCAAGACTACGTTCGCCGCTAACTTCCCTGATCCGGTGTTTATCGACACTGAAGGCAGTACAAAGACAATGGATGTAGCGCGTTTGCCGTTCCCGAAAGATTGGAACGAGGTGTTGGATGAAGTGGACTACATCAATAATAATCCTGGCACTTGCAAGACGCTTGTGCTGGATAGTATCGACTGGGCTGAACGCTTATGCCACAAGTACGTTTGTGAGAAGAATAAGTGGGCTACGATCAATGAACCGGCATACGGTAAAGGACAGGCTACGGCGTTCGCAGAGTTCTCCAAACTGATTGCAAAACTGACGGATGTATGCAGCAAGGGGATCAATGTTGTCTGTGTTGCGCACGCTAAACTTTCAAAGTTTGAGCAGCCGGATGAAATGGGTAGTTATGATCGTTGGGAAATGAAACTGCAGAACGGCAGTAATACCAACAGTTCGCAGATGGTAAAAGAATGGGCTGACATTGTGCTGTTTGCCAATTACAAGACATCCGTACAAAAGGGTGAAGGCTTGGAAAAGAACAAGGTAACGGGCGGCAGACGCGTTATGTACGCTAGTCACCATCCTTGCTGGGATGCAAAGAACCGTCACGGTTTGCCGGATGAAATGGACTTTGATTTTTCCAACATTAAGCATTTGTTTGTAGATGCGAAACAGGCGGTCAAGGACTTGGCGGCAAGAGACGGTATCAATCTGGCTGACGTTGCGGCGTTGGCAGCGGAAAAAGGTCACGTACCGGAAGGCACTGCGTTTGATGCGCTTCCTGACAAGATCGTTGAGAAGTGGTGTGTGCGGTATTGGGATAACATCGTTAAGGCTATAAAAGAGAAGGAGGAGAAGAACAATGGCTGACGAGTTTATGAATGAAGCTCTCGATTGGGATAGTGAGATCGAGAACGATGGTAGCGGTGAGATCGTCATTCTGGAAGAAGGCGACTATACGTTTACCGTCAAGGAGTTTAAGAAGGGCAGTCATGCCGGTTCTGCGAAAGTACCGGCGTGCGGCAAGGCAGAGCTGACATTGGAAGTAAAGACCGATAATGGTACTGCACTTGCGTTTGAAAATCTGCTTCTGTGTAAGTCTCTTGAGTGGAAGATCGCGGCGTTTTTCCGTTGTATCGGACAGAAGAAACACGGTGAGAAGATGCGGCCGGATTGGAACAAGGTGTTAGGTGCAACCGGCAAGGCGCACTTTAAGCCTGGAACGTACACCAAAGACGGACAGGAAAGACAGAAAAACACAGTAGATAAGTTCCTGGATTGGGATGGTTCTGCAGATGCAAAACAGTTCGTGAATATCGCAGATGGTGTGGAAACAAACATTCCGGCCGGTGCGGATGAAGAAGTACCGTTCTAACAAAAATAAGCGCCTATGGGTGAATAACTCATAGGCGTATTCCAAAGAGGGCAATATGGACGATGAAAGCAGATTTTTATATGATGCGTTAGCCGCGATCCCCGCGTCTGAATGTGACTATGGCGAATGGGTAAAGGTCGGGATGGCACTGAAAGCAAGCGGCTATGATTGCACGCTTTGGGATCAGTGGTCGATGGCAGACAGCAGATACCACGATGGAGAGTGTGAAAAGAAATGGAAGACGTTCAAACGCAGTGAAGGCGTTACGGTCGGTACAATCTTTGATATGGCAAAGAAACGCGGCTGGACGTACACCAACTTTGAACCGCTGGACTGGGATAGTGAGATCGAGTATGACGGTGACGATGTACCGGTGCTGACTAAATCAGAGTGGAAGCCGGAAGAAGATATACGGAAGTTCTTAACTGCAGTATTCGAACCGGAAGACATAATCGGCTATGTAGTATCAGATGCTTGGCTGGATGAAGACGGCAAATGGAAACCGCGTAAAGGTGTGTACTACCAGAAATGCAAGGACATTCTTGCAAAGATGGATAAGTACGGTACTGATATGAGTTTCGTGTTTGGCGATCAGGAAAAGGAAGCCGGCGCTTGGATAAGGTTTAATCCTTTAGACGGTAACGGCGTAGAGAATAAGAACGTAGTCGCTTTCCGGTACGCACTTGTAGAAAGTGACAAGATGCCAATACCGGAGCAGGATGCACTTTACAGACGGCTCAAACTTCCGATTGTGACGTTGGTCAACAGTGGTAATAAATCGCTTCACGCTCTTGTAAGAGTGGATGCGAAAGATGCCAAAGAATACAGTAAGCGTGTCGAGTTCCTTTACAACTACATAGAAGAAAAGGGCAAGGCCGATAACGTCAAGATTGACCGGCAGAATAGTAATCCGTCAAGACTATCCCGCTTCCCTGGCTTTTATCGCGGTGATAAGCGGCAGTATTTAGTCGCTATGAATATCGGGTGTAAGTCGTGGGATGAATGGTTGGATTGGACGGAAGGTGATACGGACGGTTTACCGGCAATCGAGAAAAGCCCGTTAGATACGGATGTAATAACGGATGTGCCGGAAGAACTGATAAAAGGCATTCTGCGTAAAGGCCACAAAATGATAATCGCAAGCGCAAGTAAAGCCGGTAAGTCATTCTTGCTGATAGAACTTGCAATCGCAATATCGGAAGGCCGTAAGTGGTTGGGCTTCCAATGTACCAAAGGCAATGTACTGTATGTGAACCTTGAAATTGATCGTCCGTCATTCCGGAAGCGTGTAGTAGATATCTATAAAGCATTGAAGCTGAAAACTACGCACAGGTTTGATATCTGGAATTTACGCGGTAAAGCAATGCCGATGGATAAACTAGCGCCAAAGATCATACGCAAGATTGAAGCAGAGCATTACGATGCGGTTATCATTGATCCTATTTACAAGGCCATTACCGGTGACGAGAATAACGCAAGTGAAATGGCCGCGTTCTGCAATCAGTTTGACAAGATCGCAGAAACAGGCGCAAGCGTGATTTACTGTCACCACCACAGCAAGGGTGCGCAGGGCGGTAAGAAGGCAATCGACAGAGCGAGTGGTAGTGGTGTGTTTGCACGCGATCCGGATGCACAGTTAGATATGATCCAATTGGAAATGCCGGACGAAATAAAGAACTATGTTGCGGATAACGGCGCTACTGCGTGGAGACTTGAAAGTAGTCTGCGTGAGTTCCGGAATATAAAGCCATTGAATTTTTGGTTCAGATATCCATTGCATGAGATCGATACAAGCGGGGAGTTAGAAGGACTGTATGCAGACGGTAGTTATCAGGGCAACTTGGCGAAGGGTAAGAACGGCGGTAAGAGCATAGACATAGAAGACATGGACACTGCATTCGATGAACTGTTAAGTTTCAACGGTTCACAGGATATACCGCTTATAAGTGTCGCTTCGAAACTAGGCATAAAAGATAGTTCGCTGGATAAGTTTCTAGCGCCTAGCGGGAAGTTCGGAAGAGACTATGAGAAGTACAAAAAAGAAGGCAGTAGTGAAAAATACGTAAGAAGGAAGGAGTAGGAAATAACAGCGTTCCCGAACAACCCCACTCAATAAAAAGTAAAGAAGGAGATTCATATATATAATCACCCCCTCGCGGAACGCTGTTTTTTCATAAATAGTTATGGGTAAACTCAAATGTGAAATCTATAACGATAGCATGCAAAACTGGAAGAATAAGCCGATTCAAAAAGCGCAGCTTATTATTGCCGATGTACCTTATTGTATCGGAAACAATTTCTACGGATCGTCACCATTATGGTATAACGGTGGAGATAACAAAAACGGCGAAAGTAAGCTGGCCGGTAAAGCGGCATTCTCAAGTGACTTCAATTTCAATCTATATGAATACTTCCATTTCTGTAGTCAGTTGTTACGGAAAGAACCGGACAAGGGCGGCGACAGGGGAAGGTCAAGTGATGCGCCGTGTATGATCGTGTTCTGTGCTTTTGAGCAGATAAACACACTGATAAAGGCTGCAGAAAAACACGGTTTCAAGAAGTATATCCCATTGGTATTCATTAAGAATTATTCCGCGCAGGTATTAAAAGCTAATATGCGGATCGTTGGTGCGACAGAGTATGCGTTGTTGTTTTACCGGTCGTATCTCCCAAAATTCCGGAATGAAGGCAAAATGGTTTTCAACTGGTTTAATTGGGAAAAAGACGATGACGATGTACCAAAGATACATCCGGCACAAAAGCCTGTAAAGGTGCTGAAACGTCTGATATCGGTTTTAACGGATGAAGGTGATGTGGTGATTGATCCGTGTTTCGGAAGCTGTTCAACCGGTCGTGCGTGTATGGAACTGAAACGATCATTCTACGGTTTTGAGATCAACAAAGAGTTCTACAGACGCGCGAAGGAAGAAATGCTGAATACAAAATACATACCGGAAAAGGATCAGATACAAGGCCAGCAAAACATATTTGACTTGCTGGGTGAATAAACAATATAGGCGGTCATAGACAGTGGCGTGACAAGTAACTGTAAACGCATATAGGTTGTAAGTGCATAACCAACACGCAACTGAAAATGTACGAATAAACTATTGATTTTTTAGCACAAAATCAAACGTCACGCCACTATCTATGGCCGCTAGGAAGGATGAAAAATGGCAGTAAACAGTAGAATGAAGGGCGCTGTAGGAGAACGGGAACTTGCCAACATTTTCAATGACTATGGTTTTGAGTGTAGAAGAGGTCAACAGTTCTGCGGTGCTAATGGTGATGCCGATGTGGTAGGTCTTGACGATATCCACCTGGAAGTAAAGCGTGTTGAAAAACTCAATATTGAGAACGCTATGAAACAGAGCAAGTCGGATGCAAGAGAGAATGAAATACCGGTAGTAGTTCACCGGAGAAATCGCCACGGCTGGCTTGTAACAATGGACTTGGATAATTGGGTAAAGTTTTATAAGGCTTGGGAGAATGAAAGTAAAGATCAGTAACAAGATATACATACAAGAACCATCCAAAGAATTAGAACTGTGGGTCAAGAAAAATCTTACGGTGAAAAACCCCACGTACTTCAAAAAAGAGCGTATGGGGTTCTGGAATGGTAACGATTCGGAATACTTATTCCTGTATGAGTATGTAAAAGGAATACTGTGCTTGCCGTTTGGGTGCTACGGTGTGGTGTGGAAATTCCATCAGGTAAAAGAGGACTATAACAACTGTATTAAGCCCGTAGAGCGCTTGAATTATGAAAGCCGCATAAATCTATACCCGTATCAGAAAACGGCTGTAGAGCGTGCGCTGGAGTGCAAGAACGGCATTCTGGTAATGCCATGTGGGGCTGGAAAGACGGTGAGCGGTCTGGAAGTGATTGCAAGGATCGGTGGCAAGGCGTTATGGCTGACACACACGCAAGACTTATTACACCAAAGCAAGCAGCGTGCAGAGAGTGTTCTTGGCCAAGGTGGTTACGGTACGATCACGGCCGGAAAAGTGGATGTAGGAACGCATATCACATTTGCCACAGTACAGACAATGGCAAAGCAGGACTTATCACAGTTCAAAGATATGTTCGATGTTGTGATTGTGGATGAAGTGCAGCATTGCGCAGGATCACCAACAAGGGTAACGCAGTTCTACAAAGTAGTATCGGCGTTATCTGCAAGATATAAGTTCGGATTAACCGCTACACCAAAAAGAGCTGACGGATTAGAAATATCAATGTTTGCGTTGCTTGGTGGCGTGATACATGAAGTAAAGCGTGAAGAAGTAGAGAATACTACTTGTCCGGTCAAGGTTCAGACGGTTTATACACATTGGATGCCAAAAGGCAATATCTATCGTGACGATGGCCAGATAGACTATGCAAAAGTAGTCGATGAAATGGTAAACGATGAAGTCCGGTTTCAGTTTGTAAGCGACTGGATCAATGGTATCAAAGAACCGTGTATCGTGCTTGCTAACCGCGTGGAGTACCTGAAACGGCTGTGTGGATGCTTCAATGGTAAAGCGGTGTGCTTATCCGGTCAAGGCCAAAGCAAGAAGGTAAAGGAAGAACGCAAGGCGGCACTTACGGCATTGAATAACGGTGAGATTGATTGTGTGTTTGCCAGTTACCAACTTGCGAAAGAAGGTTTGGATGTACCGTGTCTGCGCTATGTAGTATTTGCAACACCGGAACACGATAGTACCACGGTTATTCAATCGGCAGGGCGTGTAGGACGTAAAGCAGAGGGTAAAGAGTACGGCATTGTGATTGATTTTGTGGATGCGTTCAGTATGTATCAGAATTGGTACAAGCAGAGACTAAAGTTTTACAGAGAGATCAAAGCGGAGGTGTGAAGTATGGCAGAAGAAATTGATTTGCAGATGCACAACTGCATGACGGTTATCTGGGCGGCATACAGAACCGGTAATGTAGAAAAGTTTAATAAGACGTTCGCTGACCTTTATGCGAAGTACCAGGATGAAACGGTACAGCAGTTCATCAAAGGTATGGGATGGGGGTTAGCAGCGGCGATCAATAAGAAGGAAGGTAAGATATGAAGTCAAGATCAGATTTTACGGCGAAGGAATTAAGAGACTGGCAGCAAGGCCGTGATGAAGCGTGTTTGTCGTATAACGTGATAAAGTTCCGTCTGTGGTATGCAAAGTGGATGCAAAAGGGAATGTACTTTAAGCCGCTTCCGGTAGACGACAAGGTAATTGAGATCACGATGCGTAAGATGGTCTACAATCTGAAATTCGCCACTGCAGAACAAAAGGAAGAAGCGAAGGCGTGGCTGTTAGAGCATGGGTGTGATACGAGGATAAACTGATATGAATAAATACCAGATAGCAAAAAGAGAAAAGGGGTTATGCCTGACTTGTGACGATCCGGCAGTACCAGGAAAATCACGGTGCAAGAAGTGTTTGGAGCTGGCAAAAGTAAAACAGCGGATGTACTACCAAAACAAGGTAGAAAACGATCCGGAGTTCTTGAAGAAGCGGAATGAATACTTCAAGCAGTGGTGCAAGAAAAACCCCGATAAGGTAGCAGTGTATAAAGAGCGTAAGTCTGAATATAACAGACGGTATGAATGGAGTGGGGTGTTAGATGGTTAAGGTGATATTTATAATAGTCGCATTTATCTGTTTTACTGCAGCAGTCCATATAGCGTATGAAGAAGGCTACGGAAACGGATATATAGACGGTATGCGCAAGTATGAAGAAATGCGCAGGAAGGAAGAAGAATGGCCGGATATAAAGTGATAACAGAAAAGAAAATACCGCCGCGAAGGATAACGTGTCCGGTGTGTGGTTTCCGGTTTTACCCGACAAGACGTGAGACGAAACTGTTTTATGACTTTGGGTGGTTCGATATTTTCTGCTATTGCGGCTGCCATTACAAAGTATTGAACAAAGGGTTATATAGCATAATAAGGAAGGTGAGCGTAGATGGATAAATATTTGGAACTGTACCGGAATGATAGCCGCTTTCAGCGCTATGTGGATGCGTGTGTGAAGGAAGAAAAGAAGTCGCTAGAAGAGGTGTTGGCAATGCGTGTGATACAGAACGTGGGAGACTATTACATTGCTAATCCACCAAAGGAAGAAGCGCCGACAGTAGCAAAAATGAAGAGTGGAGGATGCTGATATGGCTAAAGGCGGGTATTACAACAACTACAAGGCATTTGAGAGAACAAGAGAGGGCGCTCTTGGAAAAGGATATATCAGTTATGTGGCTCCGCACCTTTACTCCGCATTTTGCCTAGTCCTTTATGACAAGTACGGATGGGACGAAGATCAGATAGCAGAATGTATTCTAGCGGCAGACGAATTATGGGATCGTGCTGGAAGAGAGGGATGGGATATCAAAGAGAACTGCTATGAGTGTACGGGAATAGACGTAAGCCATTTCCGTGATAAGGGCGAAATCATTATAGATGATAAGTACAAGGCTATGACAATGGCACAGAGAGCAGAACGTGTACGTAGGGAGAGAATGCAGAATGACTTGTAAAGATTGCAGTAGATTTAAGTCCGGCAGATGTGCAATGAGTGACGAGGACAACGATGTATGCTCTAACTTCATCGAAAAATCGCCGACAAGGGAGAACTACGAAACGCTATACGATGCGCTTACAAAGGAAATGGGCGAACAGGCAAGGATAATCAGAATGCAAGCACAACGGCTGGAAGCTATTAAGAAATATATAGCGGAATTACGG